CTGCCGAATATATTCCATTATGGAAAACTAAAAAAACACCTGACTTCCGTAATGCATTTCATTATTTAACAGGTCGCGGAATAACTATTTTTGATATTATTAAATACAGAATAGGATATTGTGAGTCTGGTGAATATTCAGGAAAAATAATAATTCCTAGTTATGATGCTACAGGTCAATTAAATTATTTTGTATCACGTGCATATTATAAATCAGATTCGCAGAAACATAAAAATCCAAAAGTATCAAAAGACATAATTGGATTTGATATGCTAATTAATTGGTCTCAGCCGATTGTTTTATGTGAAGGGTCATTTGATGCAATTGCGGTTAAACGCAATTCAATTCCACTATTTGGTAAAATAATACAACCAGCTTTACAAAAGAAAATAATAGAAAAACGAGTAAAAGACATTTATATTTGTTTAGATGCAGATGCAATTAAAAAAGCATTGGATATTGCTGAAAGATTCATGGGTGAAGGATTGAATGTGTATTTAATCGAATTACAAAACCAAGACGCTTCTGAGTTAGGTTTTAAAAAAATAAATGAAATAATTAATAACACTGATGTATTAACTTTTGAAAGGTTAATGCAAATAAAAATGGGTATGATATGGATATAAAACATATAGACACGTATATTGATAAGTTAGATAAAATTATTCACGTTAGTGATATACATATTCGTACATTAAAAAGACACCGCGAATATCGAGAAGTATTTAAAAATATGCACGATAATATCGAGCAATTAAGTACGCCAGGAACTATTGCGGTAGTAACAGGTGATATCGTACATAGTAAATTAGATATGTCGCCTGAACTAGTTCAAATGCTTGTAGAATTCTTTAATGGATTTACTATACCTACTGTAGTTATATTAGGTAACCATGATATGAATTTAAATAACATGCACCGCGTAGATGCAATTAGTCCAATATTAGATGTAATACAAAATCCTAATATTATTTTTATAAAAGAAAATGGATTGTTTGAAATTGGTGGAGTTGTATTTAACCATATGGCAGTTGACGTAGCACCTGCAGAATATATTAGAGCAGATCAATTTAATGCATCGTATAAAATTGCATTACATCATGGAGCTGTGAATACAGCAAAAACAGACATCGGATATCAAATTACAAATGAAAATGTAACTACAGAATTATTTGAAGGACATAATATTACGTTATTAGGAGATATTCATAAACCCGCACAATTTTTAAATAACGAAAAAACTATTGCATATCCTGGTTCTTTAATACAACAAAACCATGGCGAAGCATTAGATCATGGAATATTAGTTTGGGACTTAAAAACGAGTAGTGCGGAGTTTGTGCAAATTCATAATGATTATGGTTATGTAACAATTGAAGTTGAAGATACTAATATAGTTAATGCACCAGCTCGTATGCCAAATAAACCTCGTATTAGAATTAAATTTAAAGATACGTCCGCGGCTGATATGAAAAAATTAATTGCTAATTTACGCAATCGTTATGATGTTCAGGATATTACAATTCAAAGAAGTTCAACCGGATTAACTACTAATTCTAATACATCAATTAGTATTGGAAATGTTCGCGACGTTGAATATCAAAATACATTGTTATCAGATTATATTGCAACTACATTTCCACAAGCAACTACAGAAGAAATGGATGCAATTAGACATATTAACCGAACTGTTAATTCTAAACTACCAGCAGTTGAATCTGTTAGGCATATGACATGGCATCCGGTATTATTTGAATTTGATAATATGTTTTCATATGGAGAATCAAATACAATTGACTTTACAAATCTTAAAGATGTATGTGGTTTATTTGCAGCAAATACTAGTGGTAAATCTTCATTGTTAGATGCGATAACATATACTATTTTTGATAAATGTAGTAAAACAGGTAAAGCACACGAAGTATTAAATAATAAAAAATCATCATTCCGCGGTAAATTTACTTTTGAACTAAATGGAACAGTATATACTATTATTCGTGAAGGTGTAAAGAATAAAAACGGACATGTTAAAGTTAATGTTGATTTTTATACAGAAACTGAAAATTTAAATGGCGAAGAACGTAGTGAAACAAATAAGAATATTCGTAAATATTTAGGTACATATGATGATTTTATTTTAACTGCATTTTCATTACAAGCAGATAATAATAACTTTATTGAAAAGTCACAACGAGAAAGAAAAGACTTATTATCACAATTTTTAGATATTACAGTATTTGAGCAATTATATCAATTAGCAAATGAAGAAATTAAGGAAACTGCTGGTAAATTAAAAGAATATAAGAAAACAGATTTTCCTACAATTATTAATGATGCACAAAACATTATAACAGAATATCAACAAGATATAATTGATTTAGAAACTACAGAAACTGATTCACAAGAGTCTAGAAACACAAAACAACAAGAAATTCTTCAATTAATTGAATCTAAGTTACCAACTACTTATGATGGTCCAAATATAGATTTATTAAAAAAACAAGAAAAAACATTAACTACAAAAATTGAAACATTACAAACTGATATCGAATTATTAGAAACAACTATAGATGATTTAGTACAAAATATCGATGATAAAGAAACATCTATATCAACATATGATGTAAATTTAATAAATGATAAAGTTAAAGAATATAGTAAAATACAAACTGAAATTAATGAACATACACAATCATTAAAAAAACAACGAGGAGTTGTAAATGCAAAACAAGAAAAAATTGATCACCTTTCCGAGCATGAATATGATCCAAACTGCCAATACTGTACATCTAACGTTTTCGTACAAAATGCAATCGAAGCCAAGAATACAATTGAAGCGGATAAACAAATATTAAATAATATTGAAACCGAAATTGGTGTATTAGAACAAAGTTTAGATACATTACAAGAATTTATAACTAAACAAGATCTTATAACTAAACTAAAACAACAAGTAGATACATATAAAAATTTATTAGATCGTAATGAATTGCAATTACAGATTTTAGAAAATGAATTACAAACACGAGAGTCGGAATTAGAAACATGTTTAGAGCGTCAGGAATTATTTAAACAAAATGAAACGGCTATTAATAAAAACATGGTTATTGATTCTGAAATTAATACATTAAAAACTGAAATTGAAACAATAACTACAGAAATAAAAACAGTTACAGAATCAATTCGTTCTAAACATGGTAAAATCGAAGTTGCAAAAACTACAAAATCAAATGCATTAGTTCAATTAGATACATATAAAAAAATAGAAACGGAATATAAAGCATATGAATATTATTTAGAATCTGTTAAAAGAGATGGTATTCCATATGATTTAATTTCTAAGGCTATGCCTAAGATTGAAGCTGAGATTAATAATGTATTAAATCAAGTTGTAGATTTTAATATGGTATTGCAAAGTGATGGTAAAAATATTAACGGATATATTATTTATGATGAAGATAATTTTTGGCCATTAGAATTAACTTCTGGTATGGAAAGATTTTTATCTTCATTAGCAATTCGAATTGCACTTATAAATGTATCAGCATTGCCACGTCCGAACTTTATAGCAATAGATGAAGGGTGGGGAAGTTTAGATGCAGAACATATTTCAGCAGTAGTTAATTTATTTGATTATTTTCGAAATAAATTTGATTTTTCTATAATTATATCTCACGTAGACACAATGCGAGATATGGTTGATAATTTAATTGAAGTAAATAAGATACAAGGATTCAGCCAGATTTGTCATACTTGATATTTATATTAAAGAATGAATATAATCAATGAATCGCAAAAAAACTGCTTATAAAGGGTTACAATTTGTACCTGTATGGTTCGAAGATCGTTCATTAACATCTCCGGATTATTTTCAAATATCAGAATTTCCAAATAAAGTATTAAATTATTTAGATGATGATAAGTCTAGAGTAATTGCAATATACATATATGATGACACGGCTGCTGGTGATTGTACAATTACTATAATAGCAGAAGCAGCTGATGTACCACCGGAATGGAATAACACTGCAAATATACGATGGACGAGATCGATATCTGTTAATCCACAAATATCAAATGATTCTGAAATTATTTTTGAAGATACACCACAATTAATAATTTCAGAACAAATTGGTCCACATTTGGATCGAATATATTCTGGGTCATTACAATTTCCTACATTAACTACAGGTAATGTTAAATATTTTTCGTTTAACGGGCAACCTGCAATTGAATTAAGTGGTAGTGAATTTACTAAAGATATGGCTAATGGTACGATAATTATAAATACACCAATTAACCCTAGCCCTATTACCACATTAACGCCCGATATAACAAAGTTTACGTCTGGTATTAAAAAAGTATTAAGTCCAACGTTGGCATTGTTAGATACTGAATATGAGGTATATACTAGTGCTAGTTTATCATCACATACATATTATTCATTTGAACCGTCGACATTTTCATTAACATATGAAGCAACACCTACTTATGTAGAAACCCAAAATTCAGAATCATATGCACTAGTTGAAATAAAAGGATTGCAACCATCAACTGGCGATGTATCTAGAATAAAAATGTTTATGAATAATAAAGGTACAGTTGGAACATGGGAATTAATTAACGATATTGAACTAGACGAAACAGAAATATTTGTAGCAAATACTTCTTCATTATATCCGGATTTGAGTATCGGATCTTTTTCAACTCAAAGTATTATTAATAGTTATTGGGAAGGACATACGTATCAAAATGGTATCGAGACAACTGCACCATTATTAGTATGGAATACATCTTCACTGAACAATGCAATGCAAATTGTTAATTCTATAGATATTTCATCAAAAAATGCAGTTAGTGTAGCACAAATAAAATCATCATTTAATGGATTATTTATAAACAATTCTGATTATAAAGTTACATTTGATGCGTTAGGTAGTAAAAATATATATAACGATGCAGTGTTATCCGTATATATTTCTGGCAGTGCATTTTCTTTAGATTATACTGATTATTTAAATCAAGAATTACCTAAATATTTAGGTAAACGAATTGGACAATTAACTGTTAGTAAAGATAATCAAAGATTTGATGACGTAGTATTTAGTTTTACAGCTGATAATACTGGTAATGCTGTGTTATTATTTGTAGTAGAATCTGGAGATTGGCAGATTGCCGATATACGAACAACATCCGATAATGAAACAGGTTATACTCCAACATATACCAGGATAAAAACATTAGTCCCAACCGCACATAAATCAAATAATCAGATAACATTTAAAGCTGAATTATAATGTCGCTGGTGTAAAAAGTAAACAAGTTAGTTATGTATATAATAAAGCATGGGAAGGTGGTAATCGTTACATTGATGGTAATTATTCCATGTTAACTGGTTCATTATATGTTGCTGATTCATTACAAAGCGGAGTAGCAATTAGCGGATATAAAAATACAGGATTTATTCGTTCATTAGGTTATGAAGGATTTGATGCAGGATTTCCTGGATTTTTAATGTGGTCTGGATCTGCATTATTTGGGTCGTCGGGTACTAAAGGAGGCGTTGCTTATAGCGGAGTTGGTTTAGAGTTATATGCTAATACTGATAATTATTTGAGATATAGCACTACGGATAGTGAATTAGATATAAGAACTGACAATATTTTTATTGGAAATAATACAACATTTATTAGTGCTAGTAATGGTAATATTAAAATAAGTGGTAGTAATATAGATTTAAACACTGAAAAATTCTTTCTAGGTAATTCTACTAATTTTATTAGTGGTAGTAATGGAAATATTTTAATTTCTGGTAGCAATGTTTCGGTAAGTACTAAAAAATTCTTTTTTGGTGATCGAACTACACAATATATTTCTGGTAGTAATGGATTATTAGAAATTTCATCTAGTAATTTTTATTTAAAAACAAATGGTCAAATTACCGCTAGCGGTATAGATATTGCTGGTGTATCACAAGCAAACATAATACGAAATAAAACAATTGTTGTAACTCCATTTAATTCTAGTTCATATATAATATTTAATGCAGCAACCGGAACATATGACCCATTAACTGGTACTAATACATATAAACCAGCATATTATACTTTAGTATTAGACGGTTCGTTAGGAGGACAAGTAGTTCAACGTGTTCGATTAAATTTTGATAGTATAATTCAAACGTTAACATATATGACGTCATATGGTACATCACCAACATTTATACCAACATATTCTACCATTAATTATCCAGTTGCAATTGCTAGTATAAAACTACCAAATATATCAGCAGTTGAAAATGCTACATGTATAATTGAAATAAGTCAGGCCAGAACATTATATATAAATAATACTGTTGGTGCACTAGGCAGTTGGTCCAATTCTTTTCCATATTGGGGTGGATCATTTTCTGGAGATTTTCCTAGTGTACCGCCATGGGAAGGTTTACCAGGCGCTGGCGTACAGTACGAATAATATAATTTTATAAAATAATACAAAAAAATAATAAAAAAAATAATAAAAAAATGCCAATATCTAGATTAACACCTGGTTCTACATATACATTTACAACGGTATCTAGTAGTACCGATACAATTTCATTTATAAATGGTTCGGAAACACCATTTAATTATGTATTTCGACAAGGTATAGTAACAGGAATTGATGATTTTCATGTTAGTTCATCAAATCCTATATATGCAATTAATAATTTTGCATCTATAGAAAACAATGCAGAATTATTTAATCGTGGGACATATCGATATGAATTACGATCTATCAATTCAAATCTTACTAGTTCATATGATGTATCATTTAATAATACAGATAAATCTAAACTAGTTGCACATGGTGGTCTTTTTGTGATTGATGGATCTAATCCGTGCACTATAATATTGCCACATACTGCAACTAGTTTAGATGGAACGTGTATTAAAATTATACGAAATTCGCATATACTAACCGATACATATATTCGCACTACATCGGTAGTTGGTGATAGATTTTTAAATATCAATCAACAAAAACATACCGGTGCAGCTGCAGTAAGCCAAATATATCCAACAATTGAATTAATATCATTAGGCCAATCATGGATATGTACATCATATACAGCAAATTGGACAGGATATACTCCGACATAACATATTTATATAAAAAAGATACAAATACATAATGGATAAAATTACAGTATTATTTCCAGGTGGGTTTAAACCATTAACTGGAGCTCATATGGCATTAGCACAACGTTATGCAGAATTGCCAGAAGTAGAACGAGTTATTTTACTAATTGGTGAAAAGGAGCGAGATGGAATTACTCGTAATAATAGTATGCAAATTTTTGATATACTAAACAATAATCCTAAAATTACAATGCAACCAACTGCATTTAATTCTCCAATAATGGCAGCGTATGAATACTTGTTTGCATTACCAGAAGATGTTGTAGGTAGTTATGCAATGGCTGCTTCTACTAAAGGAGATGACTATGTTCGTTCAAAAGATTTTGTTCCAAATGTAGAAAAATACAAATTGGTTGGAGATAAAAAAGGACGCAAAATACCACAAAATGTTAATGGTGAAGAATTATCAGTTAATATTGATCCATTAGTATCTAGTAACGGGGAACCTATATCAGCAACTACATTACGTAATGCAATTGCATCTCAAAATTTTGAATTATTCACAACCGGATATCCAAATACAGATCCAGATAAAATTAAACAAGTTTGGACAATATTGACTGGTTTAACTGAATCTGCATTTTCAGTAGATTGGTGGAAACGAGTATTTGAAGGTACGATGGGTGCAAAAAACAAAGATCGACATGATTCAAAAATAAAAAAATTACGTAGTTTTTTAGATAATAATAAAGGCAATGATTTTGTTTATGATTTTGATCAATTCGGTAAAACAGTATTTGGTGCACCTATATTAGAATCCGTACTTAAAGAAAATTATATAAGTAGATCAGAGTTAGCTCAAATAGAACCAATTATAGATCAGTTTTTTAAAAAATACGGAATTGATGTTGATTTCCAAGGTAAATTTACTCATTTTATAGATCGATTAAATGATCCGAGAAATGAAGGAACTATTCGAATAGATGATATTGAAAATTTATTTAGAGATTTAGCAAATGAATATGGGGAAGATATTGCAACTCAAATTCAACAAAAACAACCTACTGCAGTAGCATCTGATTTTCAATTTGATGTTCCTATACATATGCCATTCATGTTAGAATTCGACCCACGTCGAGGCTTAATTAAACTTATTCCGCGAACAATTAAAGCACAGCGTCGTAAATGGCAATCCAATAATCCATCAGATCGAATTTATACAATAGAGACAGTTAAACGCAGCGGAAAACTAATCACAGAAGGTGGTGCTGCAGGACATATGCAACACCCATGGGATAGTCACAATTTAACTTTTGTAGATATGAAAGAAATTGTACGTAGAGCGTTAGATGGTAGGTTAGATATTGAAGAAGCGGTAACTGAAAAAACAGACGGTCAAAACATACAAGTAACATGGAAAAATGGACAAATTGGTTTTGCTCGTAATAAAGGTACTGTAGTTAATCCAATGACGACTGCCGAATTACAAGCAAAATTTGATAACCGCGGTCCTATATCTGAAGCATTTGGTGAGGCAGGAAATGATTTACAACAAGCATTTGCAAAAATACCACAAGATCAATTAAACCAAGTATTTAAAAACGGTCGTGTATTTGCAAACATGGAAATTATTTATCCAGCAACGCGAAATGTTATTGCATATGAAGTAGCAGTATTACAATTTCACAATTTAGTTGAATATGATGAAACTGGTAATATTGTAGAAACAGATGCCGCTGGGGGTGCACTTATACAACGAATAGTTAAAGATGCTAATGCGGATATGCAAAATACATTTCAAATTATTCCACCACAACAAATTAAAATGGGTCGTGTAGATAATTTTGAAGATCAGGAAGCTGCATTAATTAATGAGATTGATCAATTACGTAATACATATAATTTACAAGATAATAATCTAGTAACAGATTATCATAAAGCGTGGTGGTCAAATATTATAAGAACTAAAGCTCAAGAGTTAGGATACGAATTACCAGATCAAGTATTAAATGTTTTAGTTTATCGTTGGGCATTTTTTAATAAAGAAACATCATTAACAGTTCTTAAAAAAATGATTACATCTCCTGAATTTTTAACTTGGGTGTTAGAAATGGATAAAGGTGAGTTTAAACGTTTATACAAAGAAAATATGGAGCCATTTGAATCTATATTTTTGCGATTAGGAGTAATTGTATTACAAAATGCTCAAAACTTTTTAGCAGTTAATCCAAGTCGAGCAGTTCAACAAATTAAATCAGAATTAGCAGAATTGATTCGTGACTTACAACAAAGCAATGATATTAAAACTTTAGATAAATTAAAATTAGAATTACAACGAATTGAAAAATTAGGAGGATTTAATGCAATAGTTCCATCCGAAGGTATTGTATTTGTATATCGAGGACAAACATTTAAATTAACGGGAGCATTTGCACCAGTAAACCAAATTTTAGGGGTATTAAAATATTCACGCTGATATATATTATTAAAATAGGATAGATTAAAATGGCAGAAAAACACAAATCTAAATACAAAAAACCAGAAAATACAAAGTATAAAAGTCGTAAAGATCTTAAAGATTATACAGAAGACGACAAACAAGGTACAATGAATCCTAAATCTACAGGTGAAAAACAAAGTAACGTTTTACGTAAAACTGATAAAGAATTTGTAGATACTGGCGATATGTATGTGAAATATAATGCTGATGACCGTCTTTATAAAGATTTAGAAGATGGTGAATATGATCCAAAACATGCTGCTAAAGTATTAAAAAAACGTCAAGATAAAGACGAAAAGGATAATGCAAAAAATATTAAAGATAAAATTGAGAATTTAACTCGCGAAGGCAAAGAACGATTGGTTCGAGAATATATTCGTAGAAAGATTAATATATTAACAGAACAACCTGCACCTGCAGAAGAAGCACCCGCAGAAGAAACTCCAGCTGAAGATCCATTAGCAACAGATCCCG